CGTACTCAGTTCTATATACACCTTCAATATCTACGTACTGACCATAAAACCCGCTCTGTATAAAATGGTCAACCCCGTCCTCATCATTTTGAGGAACGGGGGACACTACAGAGTCGGGTTTTTGCTCATTCTCAATTGAAAAACCAAAAAGTTTTGCCATTATAATCTTTGAACTACTGGTTAATATAATCTATTTATTAACCAATATTTTCTCCACCAGCGTTAGCACCAACACCTTTAGAAGCTTCCCACCAATGAACTTGCATTTCCACAGTGAATTCTTCTAAAGTATCGGTGGTTTCATATGAAAGATCAATCTGACTGATATTTGTTGGGAAAATATCATAGAACTTATAAGTTCTAAGAGTTGATCCATCACGATCTAGTTGATGAACAAAAGCATCTGCCTGATAATCTGCTGGATTTTGAAGACCAGTAGCATCAGATAGTTTGTTGATTGAGTTCATCCACTTCTCAAATGCCGAGCGAATGATGAAGTCAGTATCATTGATAACTGTGATTGTCCAGGTATCAAATGTTCTGTCTCCAGCAATTTTCAGGATTCTTCCTCTGAAATTAACTTCAATTGGAGTAATATTTGATGCAGGCAGCGCTGCTGCCTTTACCAAGAATCTTGCTTTTTCTTTAACATCATTGGCAATGCCAAGATCAGATGGAAACGCAAGTTCTACTTCAAATAGGTTGGGTCTTGCACCACCACCAACCAGCTTGCTTTTGAAACCGGTAATTGTTCTTAGTGGTGGTCTATTGAATTGATCTGCCATGGTTTTAGGTTCCTTTAATTAAATTAAACAGTACCGACTACTTCATCGAACGAAACACCAGTTCTGGTGGCAACAAAAGTAAGACCAATGAAGTTAATTGATCTTGCTGGTTTTACGAAGATGTCCGCAACAAACTCATTGTTATCAATAATTGCGGCAGTATTGTTTGTTTCATCACAAATGACTCTAAAGTCAAAGATACCTCTCTTTGCTTGAACATCACGAAGGAATGGTTCAACAGTATTTACAAAGTTGGTTCTTGTGATCTCATCGTTGAACTCAAACATCTGATCTCTTGCAGCAGCAGAGATTGCATTCTCAAGGTAGATGAACAATCTGCGAACATTGATTCTATCAAAAGCAGATGCTCTTCCAAGTCCAGTCTTATCACCAAAGAGTGTAATACCTGCTCCAGGAGAGAAGATAACTGGATTAACTCTGTTTGAGTATAATTTATCTCTCTGTGACTTGCTTGGATTGTATGCAAGTTTTACTGCATTGAGGATTGCACCTCTAGCAGTTCCTGCAGGTGAGAACCATGGGAAGTTATTGATATCATTTCTAGCACACAGTCCTGCCATATCACCATTAAGTGGAACATAGCGGAAAGTATCGGCAAATCTATCATACATGTACTTGTATCCACTGTCGAATACAGCAAAAGATGAAGATGTGATTGGTGAGTAGAATGAAATTACGTTATCTGTGATCGTTGCATCAGAATTAACTGTTACACTTCCAGAAGTTGTGTCATTTAGGAATGCCTTTCTATATGGAGAAACAAATGCAATTGCATCCTTTCTCAAATCTGCAACGGCAATCAGTTTGTTTGCCAGTGCTTGAGCAACTTCTTTTTCATGATTTGCTGATCCCATCAATAGGAAATCAACATCATACTGATCAGTATTTTCAAATAGATCGTAACCAGCAACTAGACCAGAGAGGGATACTTCCATTGATCCAGTTGAACCAATGCCAGTAGAACCATCGTAGTTCTTACCCCAACTCAAAGTATAGTCTTTTGCACCAACTACATCAAAGGTAACTCCTTGTGCATTTCGGTTCCAACCACCAACAGAGGAAACAAATTGATCGTTATAGGAGCGAGATCCACCAACGGTCCCAAAACCAGAAGATACTGTATCACTGGTATTTGCAGCTCCAGCAAATACATATCTTGAGTTTGTTGCAAGATACTTTCTCCAATATGAAGGAGATCCTACAGAGAACTCTGCATCTTTTGCCTTAGAAAGATTGAGATGCTTCTCAAGGATTGTTCCAGCATTTCCTGTAACTTCACCTTTATCATCTATTACAAGAACATGAATTTCATCATTCTTTGATGATCTTGCGGCAGCAAAGGCAGTTGTTCCTGGACGATCTGCAACGTTACTCCAATTAATTGTTGAGTTGGTTAATGTGATTGTTTGTTGATCATACCAATCTAACGCAGCAGTAATAGATGATCCATATCCAGTTAGATTATTACCATCTTGTTTGACGATAACAACCCCAGGATTAGTTCCACCCAGTCCAACTCCATTATTTCCAGTGAATGCCCAAGCACCACCTTGCTGATAAGAAACTGCAGTTTCTGTACCACCGGCAGAAACGTGTGAGACAATTTTAACATCTACCTGACTGGTTCCAATACCAAATCCAGTGATAACTCCTCTTAGATATCCATCAATAACTGATGTTGTTCCAGCACCAGCAACTGTTTTTGAGATTTTCTGAGTAACACCCATTCCAACTGTAGCGTTGTTGGTATTAACTCCAGTTAGTCTCTGATCCGCTTTTCCATCAACTACGGCAACGACTAATCCATTTGCCCAAGATCCTGGATTTCTTGCTGCAAAGGTTGCGTTTGTAAATGCTGTAGCGTCATATCCCTTATTATTATAATCATCCAAACTAAGGATCTTCAATACCTGAGTTGTGCCAAAACCAGCATTAGCATTATTCAGTTGTGTATCATCAGATCTTACTACTCTGAGGGCACCACCATATGCTAGATAAGATGAAGCAACCATCCAATGTTCATAGTGCTTATCACTATCAACTGGTTCTCCAAAATTATCAATTAAATCTTGTTCGGTTTCAATTAGTGTTGGGAGGTTAACGGGTCCTTTGGTAAACGGAGCAACAAGAGCACCTACTTTATCTGATGCTGCGTTTACTCTACCTACAGTTAGGTCAACCTCTCTTACTACAATTCCAGGAGATGCTAAATTTAGAGGCATCTTTCTGTTCTCCTAATCCAGAATATTTCTGAAATTATTTATTAAAAAGGGTATTTCCAATGGGAAAACAGTGCATGAACATTACCAATCTGGATATTCCCAGTTTGAACTGTGGGGTTTTTTATTTCTATTTGCTTTAACTCTGTTAATAGTACATTCTTTGCACTCATAGGAATATGAGGATAATACCATATTATTTTTCCTAGTTCTGTAGAATCCTTCTATTAGATTCTTTCTTATATTGCAAGTTCTACAGATACGCTCAGAAAGAAATAGATGTTCTAGTTCAAACTGATCATCTAAATCCATTACTTATAATCCCACATGTATGACATATCACCATATTCATCAGTGTACCATCGGTCACCATCATTATCAACAAATGTCATTTCATCTAGACCATCACTAATAAATCCAAATGGTGCCATGTCTTGTTCTATTTGATTTTTCTGTTCTTCATAAATTCTCTTACGGACATCATTGTCCGTCATCTCTTTGAAATAATCCTGAGCAACTAACCAGGAAAATATAACCAGGCACATCGCCAGGTCATCGTTACATCCCTCTTCTGCTTCGAAGGAGTTATGGCGCTGAGCAAATGTTGTTAGTTCTGAAATAATTTCATAATCAACAGTCAGTAACTTATCATCTTCAAGAAGTGTCTTTAAGTTTGAGCATCCCAACTTTTTGACTGCTGCAGTCATTCTCACACCAAGTTGAGATTTTTTACCACTAAATCCAGATCCTACGATTTGACCGGCACGACCTCTCATCGCACACATTAGCACATTTTCGTACTCTAGATCGAAGTGAAGAATATTTGCTACTTGATCTCCAATATCATTAACTTCAATCAGTAACCAAGCATCATTATATCCCTTTGCAACATCATGTATAATATTTGGGAATAGCATAGGTTTGATTTCATTGTTCCTATACTTACCAACTACCTTATATGGAAACTCTGTAATATCAAAAACGATGAATGCAGAGTAATCGTTACCCAAACCACGGGCAACGTCAACAGTAATTAAATAATTATGTTCTTCTTTAGGATGCTCGTAAATATCCAATCCAGCATTTCTTTTGATTGGACTTTCATATACAAGATTCCTAAGTTTTGCTGGATTGATAAGAGTGTTGACCGATCCTAGGAATTCGCACTCAAACTCAACCTTGAACTGTGCTTCCGAAGTGTTGGCAATGGTCTGTTCCTTCCATGCCTCATCTCTACCAGGAACCTCAGACCAATGAACATCAGTTGGTGTGTATTCGTTCTTGCCTCTTTCCGCATCGTGCCACATGCGGTAGAAGTGATTCATACCCCTTGGGGTAGAAACGATAATTACCTTTGTGCTCTGTCCAGAAGAAATAGTAGGATAAACAGAGGCAAAGAAGTCATCAGCAATGTGATTCGGGATGAACGCGAACTCGTCAAGAAAGATGACATTA